TCTCAACGCATCTATGTAATGATTATTCGCATCAATAATCGTAGGTAATATATCTCCGGTAACTCTGTCAACCTTGTAACTATATTTCACAAACTCACTTGCTGTCTGTAAACATCTAGTGTGAATATGTACCTTCCTAAAACTTCTAATATGCTCAATTCCATCTTCAACACTACCCGCCCACTTATGGACAGATTCAATCTTATATCCTTGTCTTTTAACGAAAGATATAGACTCTGGTCGTGCTGAATCTGCTCTTATTGTATATTGTTTTGACTGCGGTATGGCATCAATTAACTTATAGGTGCTATCCAACTCAACTTGAGTGCCACCAGATTCATAGTCAATGTAAAGTTCCCTATCAATGATATAACATCTTAATACGGCTGTTGGGTCTTGTGAAAAACCCCAGTCTAGCCCGTAATAGAATACAACGCCTTCCGGTGCTTTAAACTCTTCAACGGCAAACTTACCTTTAAATATCTGTGATTCAGATGAAGTCTTACAATGCCCTTCCCAGATGTGAAGATAATCGTCATAGTCTAATTCTTTTTGATATTCTAACTCATCCCTTAACTCATCTCCAAAGTACGGGTTATCCCAATAATTAACCTTAACAACCAATGAGTTATCTCTTTGCTCATTAACAACATACTTAACATAGGTTGGGTCTGTCTCTAGGTTTGGGTTAAACGATACCCATATCTCTGAACCTGCTTTACGAATAGTAGGTATTAGAATATCCCATGATTCATTACTAATCTTTTGAGCCTCTTCCACCCAACAAATATCCACACCCTCTAAAGACTTGATTTGCATCGGGTCGTGCTTTAATCCATGAAAAATAAACTCAGTACCATTCCTGCCAAAGATACCGTCACGGGTTACCCTATAGAAACTGCCAAGTTTTAATATCTCAATACATTGGGATAACAACTTATGTACAGACTGCTTCATTGAGCCTTGTACCTCACGAGTACATAAAACCCGCTTACGTTGTTTCACTCCCATGATTAGAAGTGTTAATGCGAAACTCCAAGACTTACCCGCACCACGCCCACCATAATAAACTTTATATCTATAGTGCTTCCATAGTGGTTTAAATACTCTCGGTATTCTTACTGAAGGTTTTTTAGTCGGCATCTGGGTCAATAAACTCAACGACTAGATTCATGTCTCCATCAATATCCATCTCTTGTCTTTCAATGTACCCTCTGTTTCTACCTATGGTTTTAAGGAAGAAAATAGTAGCCGTCATGTTCTTGTTTTTAATCTCACCCATTAGTACAGATTCAGCAAAATCAATGTTCTCTTCTTTGATATTATCGCACTCTTTTTTAAAGGAGTCGAATTTCCCAATATAATTATAGTAGGTTTGTCTATCTATATTCGCTGCCCTACAAGCGTGAGCAATGTTTCCAGCACTCTCTTTATAGGCTTTTAAGAAGTTCTTTTTGTTATCTTCAGTTATCTGTTTTCTTACTGGTCTTTGTGATGTATCCATTGTCTATCCTTTCTTATTTCGTATGTGATTTGCTTCAGCATCGGGATGAACCTCGTTAGGCTTTGGCATATAATAATTTGCTGTTTTGTATGGGTACATCTGCTTTTTACACGGTGTCATAATTACATATCCATCCGGTGGCAATGCTGACTCAGACTTCATTAAAAAACTTTGCCTTCCACCTTTTGAACACACCCTATGAATACATAAACTCCCTAAATATCTATAGTTGGTATATCCCTCTGAATAAGCAACGCCCGCCCACAAACAGTCATCAAATGAATATGGTCTATTTGGTAGTTGTAAAACAAGTTTAGCTATCTTCTTAGAAAATACAAAACCTCCACCTGTGTATATGAGTTTTTGCGAAACGAACTTATCTTTGTTATCCCTCTTCGCTATTAATGATTCGGTTCTTACCCAGTTACAGCTAATAATTCCTACTTTGCTTTCTAATGCTTTCTCTAATGCTGTTTTGTAATTAGTTTCTTTAATGACTTCCATATCGTCATCCATTGAAACCCATAATTCTGTATCGGGGTATTTCTCTAATACAGACACTTTTGCAGAATGTGGTCCCGACTTCTTATCATGCCATACAAACTCTAACCCCCATTCCTTTCTAATCTTTTGTAATGTTAGGAGGTTCTTTTTTACAATGTCCGGTGTTTCTTGAGCGACCACCACAACCTTGTATTCCGGCATCAGTTTATACAATGAATTAAGACACGCAAATAGTAGTGTTGGTCTATCCCCTGTTGTGGCTACTATAATCCGAGTTTGCTCTACAATCATACAGGGATAACCTTTGTCATTTCCATACAAACAGGACAGATTACTAACACTTCTTCTTGAGGCTCTTCATCTACCGCTTCTATATCCAGTTCCATTGACATATCTTCTGTTGCTATTCCGAACACTCCGTCTAATGTTCCTTCAAAGAAGTTGAGCGTTTCACTCAAGTTTATAATGCTGTCTAATTCCTTTTGAAGTTCATCCTCGTTCCATTCTGTTAATTCATGAATACGGTTATCAATGATTCTTAACTCTCTAGCCTTCTTGTCGTCTATGTCTGCTATTACACACGGTACTGTATCCCATCCTAATTCTCTTACTGCTCTGAATCGGGTATGACCACTAATGATTGTATTCTGCCTATCAAGAATCAAAGGCACTCTGAATCCATATCTCTCTATTGACTTTACTAGGGCTGGTACAGTTTCATCGTTGTCTCTAGGGTTTCTCCAGTACGGAGTAATGTCATCTAGTTTTATATCTACAATATTCATAGTCCTACCTTCTCTGCTTCAACACCAAATTCAGTACCGCAATGCTCACAGCAAATACTTACAATCCTATCTTGTGCTTTATCTACTCTATCGCCAAATACATTATCAAAACCATCTGCTGACTTTTTAATATCTTCATCTGTTACTTCGCTTACATCTAAACCGAAGCTAGTTGTTAGGGCTGATTCAATCTTCATGTCAAATTCTGACACTAGGTAATCTAATGCTCTTAATTCAACAACCAATAACTCATCATTCCATTCTGATATTTCTTGAATCTTGTTATCAATAACACGGAACTCTTTATTCTTCTCATCTGACAAATCTGACGTTAGACAATCAATCTCTTTCCAGCCTAGTTTTTGGGCAGCCTTTAGTCTAGCGTGTCCTGCTACAACCACGTTATTCTGATCTACTACTATTGGAACTACATAGCCATATCTCTCATAAGCATCTGCTAGTTTGTCTACTGTTTTATCATTGATTCTAGCGTTACCCTCGTATGGCTTTAAATCGCTAATCTTCTTTTTGGTCGTTTCCATCTATGTATTCCTTTCTTAGTCTTAATTGTTTATCTGATTCCCAAGCGGTTCTGTATTCTACGTTAGCAAATAACTTAGAGAATCCTGTAAGGTGTTTAAGTCTTATAATCTCTTCAGCCTCCATGCCTAACTCTGAACAAATTTCAGCATCTGACATTCCATTCTCTAGCATTTTGAATACCATGTCACTCATACCTTCAACCGAGTGTTTGCCTCTAGCCCTGTTGTGTCGCACAGTTGATGCCATTCTGTCATTGATATCTTTCTTGATTACAACGATAGGTAGTTTGTTTCCAGTTCTACGGTTAATCTCTTTGTTAATCTTACAACAAGTGAATCTATGAAACCCGTCAACGATTGTGTACATATCTCGTTCTTCGTCATAGAATGTTACGACTGGTTGTGTATAACCATCTGCCAAAATGGATGTTTGTAATAACTTCAATTCTGTCTTTGCTACTGAGTTTGGGTTGTAATTATTAGCCTCAATCTTATCTAGGTCAATCCATAAGACTTTGCTAATTGGTTGTGAGTCTCTTTCATTAGACATACATATCCTCCGTTACATCTTCTTTTTTCTTATTGTTTGCCACTCTGTAGTTATCCAACAAAGTGAAGTGATAATCGTTCTTTAGGACTGTATTAATACAAACCCTGTAATATCCTTGTAAATGCCCAAACCAAGAATCCCACGTTTTAAAGCGTTTTAATATCTTATCCTTGCCAACACCTTCCGGCAACAAGTTCTCAGCCAAATAGCCTCTATACTCGTGCCACGTCTTAAACATATACGGTAGTTGTTTAGGGCATCCCAAGTCTTTGCCAAACTTGCCTTCGGTGTCAATTCCCTTGAGACGTTGAGTTAACTTAACCCATGTTTCTTTTTCCACTTCTTGAAGGTATTTAAGATTAGATACAGATGTCTCATGGCACAAACTTGATACTCTCATCTCCAGTACCGGAACACCCCAACTAAACTGTTGGTCGTAAACCCTGTTATATTTCCAGTTGTTATCGTGAATTGATTTCCATACGTCTGTATAACTCCAGTCATAGATAGGGTAGAAAGTATATTTGTCATTATCCTTGTCTAGTAACTTACCCCACGTCTCACCCTTGTATGTCACAGCACCAGTTAAAGATAATAAACGAGCCGGAGATTCTTCACCTCTAACGCCACCAATGTTTACAGACTTAGGCGCAAAGTCGTGCTTCATAATAGCTGTAAACATAGCCTTGAATCTATCAGTTCCATATACGTTTTCAGTAATAGCGTATGGCACTCTAGGTCTCATCCACACATCCTCTTTATCAGCATCCCAGCAGAATATCCACGGGTCATCACTTGAGGTCGCATTAAAGATTTTCATAGGCATTTGAAACCACATAGGCTCTACTTCGTCCGAGGTCATCACCTCTTCCATCAAATCTATAGTTGCTTGAAGTTCCGCCTCTTGGTCAAGGAATAATACCTTTAAGGGTAGTCTATTGCGCTCTCGTGCCACTATTAAAGTTAATTCATATACGACAACCGAGTCTTTGCCACCGCTAAACGATACAACCACATCATCAAATTCATCATATAACCAACGAATCCTTTTAAGGGCTTCATCAAATACGTTTGTTTGTTTATAGATTCTCATAGTTTTAGGCTCGTGAAAATAAGATACTTATCATCCTTATACTTGTAGCCACCATCAAGGTTGAATTCTTCCGTCTCAAAATGATTGCTACTCATACCTGCGTGTTCATAAGTTATAGGTGAATAACCCTCTCCATAGAACATGAAGTAATAGTCATCCTCAATAAACTTGAATTGCGAATTGAAGTATTCCGGATTAACGTAGTTCATTGAACCGAATAAAGATACAAAGGCTGTATGGCTTCGTCTAAAACCGTACCGCTCAAATCCACAAGTCATTGTTTCATGGTGTGGAAACTTCTTATTCAAGATGTCCACCATCCCCTTAGATGGGTCAATGCCTAAATACTGATGTTGGCTTAGTGGCATCATTTCTAATAAAAGACCTGTACCGCACCCTATGTCTAGTATGCGCTTGTCTTTAAGAAGTAAAAGATGTTTCTTGATGCGCTCGTCTTGAGCCTTAGACTTGTCGTCTGAAAAATATGAATCGTATTGCTCGGCAAT